GGACAACCAATGGGATAGTACTCATCATGGACCTCTCTAGCTCTAGTACACCACTTAATAGTTCAATTTGCTGCAAAGAAAGTTGGAATAACTAACTTTACAGATTATCGAATCTTAGGTGATGATATAGTAATTAGATCCACCCTAGTAGCAGAAAGTTATCTCGCAGTGATGACCTCATTAGGTGTGAATATTTCTAAAGACAAAACATTAGTATCAAAAGATACCTTTGAATTTGCCAAAAGATTATTCCACCAAAATGAAGAAGTCACAGGATTCCCCTTAGCTGCATAGTTTCCAGACCATATTACATGGTTGAATACTTACTCAGCATAGGGAGTCTCCTTGCGAAGAGGCTATCCAGCTACTCTTGTGAAGTCCAGACCGTTCATTGAGCAACTTTGTAAAGTTCTTCTCGGATCATATGGCTCTGTTTCCAGAGCTCATAGATGGGGAAGAGCAATCCTGAGTCAATAGATAATCCATACTCCTACACCTGACTATCGCCTTTAGGGCGAGTAGTTTGATATAAGAGTAACCTGTAACAATGAACTCCAATTCAGACATGAATTAGGGTCCAAGATTACAACGGATCTTCTAGAGACTACAGGAGCGAAGGCTCAAAGTGAACTACTAAGAGTGGATACACTCCTAATGAAAGGAGGTGTATTACCACAATCCTTAGCAGATCATGGTGGTCAAACCACTACTACTCTATCCGGCTACTCCATCGATCATCCATTGTACACATCTCTTTAGAGACGTGCCGATGATATGATGATGGAAGTGATTGAATTCACTTCTTAGCTCGATCAGCCCTTCACAGGGGTAGATAAAGTCAAAGAAACTATTCAATGGATTGAGGCCCGAGAGTTTAGAATGTTTAATCCTAATACTCTTGAAGCTCCAACTCGCCGTAGCGAGCGTGGTACTAACATGTCATCCACACTTCTACTCAGAGCATAGCTCCGAAAGAGAAATGGTAAATGAGACCTTTCATACCACCCGGGGAAC